TGGCGCTGATGCTGCAAGGCTGTGAGCAGCCGAGTATGAATCTTCAGCGTAGCGGCCTTCGTGACGTTGGCGATATAGCGTCAACTGTCTGGCTGGACAATATAAAGGTGGACAAGGTAGATAAACGAAAGGGGGAGATTGTATCTAGCTGTGACAAGCTTCTCGAATTTCTTGAGACTGGACAGGTCGTTGGAATCGCTACGAGCGTTCTTATGCAAAAACTCACGCAGAAGATACCAATCGACTATCAGTGGATACCGGAGCAGGCCGCCGTATACGCTCAGTTAGCGAAGGTGGATACCGGAAAACTTGGCGTCAAAAATAAGAAACGACTGATTGCATTTTTAACCGGGATGAAACGTGGAGTGGAGGGTTATCTGTCTTCGGACAGAGCAGAGCATTAACTGAAGCACGAGGGAGTTAAAGATGTCAGGGCCGGGGGAAAATCCTCTGGCCCTTTTTAATTATGAGTTGACAAATCAATTTCTACCGGGTATAGATGATGCAGGGGAAAGGGATGAATGCAAGCGAAGACTATCCATATCCGTTTACTCGTCTGGAATACATCGAATTCTCAAGCATGGAAGAATTTGCAAAGTTCCGTAAGACGAAGGTAATTACAGACGCTGACATAGCAGCGACGTGCATTGAAGATCTCTCAAGGAAATTGCAGAAGGAAGACAGCGAGTGCAGATAGCAAGAGTGTTCCCAAGAAGAACAACAGCAAGCCCAGATGATTCGCTGGCTTTTTTTGGTAAGCCGGGGATGTTTCCAATAGAGGTAGATAAAGTTCATGTCTCGGTTGCGTTCACCTATGACTTACAGAAAGCAGAGAGACTAGCGGAAGATTGGAAGCATGTTGCACCAGTAGAGATCGGTGGGCCGGGAGTTGGCACTAAAGGGGGAGACTTCACGCCGGGACAATATCTCAAGAATGGATATGTTATCACAAGCAGGGGTTGCCCCAATACGTGCTGGTTGTGTAAGGCATGGAAGCGCGACGGATCAGGAACAGAGCTACCGATTACTGAAGGGTGGAACGTATGCGATGATAATCTTCTAGCGTGTTCTGAGAGTCACATCCGCAAAGTGTTTAGTATGCTTTCAAGGCAAAAGAACGAAGTGGAATTCAGTGGTGGTTTAGAAGCAGCAAGACTGAAGTGGTGGCATGTAGAACTGCTGTGGGATCTAAGACCACATCAAATGTTTTTTGCATACGACACGCCAGACGATTACGAACCGTTGGTAGAAGCCGGGAAGCTTTTAAGGAGAGCAAATTTCACAAGGGTTCATATGAGATGCTATGTCCTTATAGGACAGAAGGGTGATACGTTTGAGAAAGCTGAAAAAAGGATGATAGAAACATGGGACGCTGGATACTTACCTATGGCTATGCTGTGGGAAAACAAAGAAGGCGATAGCAGTGTTGACTGGGAAGATTTTCAAAGAGTATGGGCTAGACCTCCAATTACAAAAAGCCAAATAAAGAAACTATTATGCAGCTAGCCAGATTCAGATTACCATATCCGAAGGACGGGCCGAAGGTCACTATCACCATAAGGGGGTTGATAGAGATCCTGCATGTGGGAAATAAGGGCGCGGACTTCTTTCTGTGGGCAGTAGTGGATTTAGATGATTTCATCGCGGACAAAGTTCATCTCTGGATTTACAAAGAAACAGAGGAGATGGACAAGGGTGAGTTTTACGCAGAGCATCTTCAGCATCTTGAAACAATTCAGGGAAGGTTATTTAACATAAAGCAGCCTTGGTTTGAAGAACGGCAGTCAGTGATTCACTTGTTTGTGCCAGAGGCAGAGAAGCGATGGTGGGCAAAGTTTGGAGGAAGAGATGTCGGAACCTACAGCGTACAGGCTTAGACCGTACAAGAGCAAGAGCAAGAAGGTGGGCGGTGTCCGGGTTATGCATGGCGAGGTTGAGGATAAGATTTTCGTCAGAGTCAAGGGGGATCTGAATCAGGCACAGACAGACCTAATCGCTGAGTATTTCAGGGACAAGCTTAAGAAGGAAGTTGTTTTGATTCCTGGCAATTTCGATATGGTGGAGTTGGAAAGAATCGAATAACAAAAGGCAACCTTGCGCTGGCAAATCGGAAAAAGTAGAATGAAGCCATAAGTCTATGGCCTTTTTTCGTAAGGGGTAGCATGATGGGAACATATCAAAAAATCAGAAAAGCGGTGAGTGAGAAAGCCAAAGAAATCGGGATAAGATCGATTAAGGCAAACACCGGGTCGTATCACATAAATCCGATGGGTGACATTGTCAAGGGCGATACTTCGTCAAAGGGCGATCTGGAAGCAACGCACATCGATCCGCTATTGGCATATAAGGCATCGGCATTTTACTACGGATGTCTTCAGGCGATGTGCAATTATCTGACGCGAGTTCCGATGATTGTGCGTGACAGGGAGACAAAGCAACCGATTGAGAAAGATGTTTTCCTGAATGATTTTCTTGTGCGACCGGGGAAGATGGAAGACAACCCCGTAACGTGGACGAAGTTCTTTACCCGGTGGCTGATTAACCGGGCAGTGTTTGGCGGCAGCTATTTTCAGTTATTGCCTAGTGAGAAGTCTTCAGAGAAATACGTTGGTGTCCATGTCCTGAAAAGACCGGACTTGATGGCGGTAGAGCGGGACGATAAAAGTGGAGAGATAAAAGGGTACGTGCTTACGATTGGCGAATGGAGTAAGACCTACCCTGCAAGCGAAATCAGGCATCTCAAAATAGAAAGTCCAGAGAGTGATGAGGATGTGCATAGCCAAGTAGAGTCATTGGCAAATATCCTTTCTGTCTATTTCCAGTCTTCGAAATACATGCAGGGCATTTACAAATTCGGGCCAAGGCCGGGTGGAGTAATCAAGTTCGACAGACCGCTGAGGGACAAGCAGTATAGCAGGCTGGTTGCTCACCTTACGAACCTTGCAGATTTTCCGGGTAGGTGGATGGTGCTGGATGCGCCGGGTTCGAGTTTGGAGAGTGGCAAGATCAATGCGAACAGCAGCGCGACAAGCGATTTTGGCGATATCAACAAAGAGCTTCGGACGGATATCATGGCCGTTACTGGCGTGACGCCGATCATGGTCGGCATGACCGAGGAAATGACTTATCACAATGCAAGCTTGCAGTTGAAATCATTCTGGCAAGGTACAGGCGAGAGTACCCTGAAAGAGTTCAGCGATTTTCTTACGATTCAGATCCTGCCTGATTTTGGAATAGACACAAAGACAACGCAGATTTGGTGGAATGAAGAGTGGGTCAAAGAACAGTACCGAGACATTGAGCTTTTGCAGAAGCAGTTGAGTGACGGAGTGAAGCTTGGTGCGGTAACGAGAAATCAATACCGCAAGGCTCTTGGTATGGAAGAGGAAAAGAACAATGAGGCAATGGACACCTACACCGTAGAAGGAAATGTGATCCCTCTCACCGCATCGACACAGCCGATGAATGAAGTAGCCGAAGAGGATGAAGTGGATGAAGAGATAGGGCAGGAAGAGAATGGCGAAGGCAACGCAGAATAAACAGGAATTGCAAAACCGATTGTCAATTCTTGAATTCCATCGATACACTTCCCACGCCGAAAATCTCATTCGGCCTACGCTGATTAACGCCTATGACATAATGGAACGGTATTATCTGGCAGCGTACACGCGGATCGTCAAGGATATCTATCGCAAGAAGGGTATCCCGATTCGCAAGGCAGAGGAATACATCCCAGTAAGCGTCGGTAGTGCGGTTGATGTAGGAGCATCGGAAAGAGCAAGCCGCGAACTTCAGAAAATGAATGAATTGCTGTATAGTATTGGGCAGGCCGCGATGATAAGAGGATTTCAGGAAGCTCCAATTCAAGGGGTAGTGTTTGGGGCTGGCTTCGACATAGGGCAAGAGGCGTTTCGCAGACTTGCTTGGGTGAATCAGTATCAGGGACTGAGCAGAGCGTCAAGCAATGCTATAACGAAGATCGTTCAGCAGGGAGTTGCAGACGGGGAAAGCCTTGGGTATATCCGGGCAAAGATCCGCGAACAGTTCAAGGCAATCAAGGGGTACAGGGCGAATCTGATAATCAGGAGCGAGACAACCCGCTATCAGAATGCAGGAGTGTTGGCCGGGTATGATGTGAACCCGGTTGTCGGCGCGAAGAAGTGGGTAGCGACACTGGACAAGAGAACAAGACGGTGGCACAGGAATCCACCGAGAGGAGTCAATGGACAAGTGAGGTTGCTGGATGAATATTTCGATGTGCCGAAGACAGGCAAACAACTTTATCCTAGTGAGCCAAATTGTAGGTGCCGCATAGTTTCAGTCATTAACAGAAGAGAAATCCGCAAGGCATATAAGAGGGCAGGAAGGCCATTCCCGCGTGGTGGAGACTTTGATCCAACGAACGCGGCGGCATTGCCACCGAATAGATATTTTGCAGATGAGGCAGTTCCAGAATTCAACGCAGTCGAGCCAGCGGGATTGCAGTTGAGTAATCCTTTTGAGGCCGTCACGCTTAATTAACAAGGGGAAAGAATGAACGGGCAAAACAACCTACCAAACTATGACCCTCAGCAACCGATAAGCAGTATGTATTATGACTTTGCCGGGAGCAAGGAATTGCTGAAGGACGTGGCGAACGGACTGGCGGTGTATGGAAATATGATGGTGTTGCCGATTCCGGTTGGCGTAAGCGGGATGCTGCATGGTCGAGGCGATGAGCAGGCAAGGCTTATGGTGAAGGGAGTTGGGTATGACATTGGGCCACGCATTCCTGAAAACACAGTTCTTGAAGCAACGGGAACGCTTGAAGATTTCGATCAGGAGTTTGTCGAAGATAATCAGGAAGCACGGCTGAAGAAACTTACTGAAAGCAAGAATCCAGTTTGGTATGTGACGGATGTAATGGCGAAGGAAGATATTGATTATTCGCGGGTCGGGTCAGAGCAGCGGTTGAATGCATTGCGTCGAGAAGGGAATATGAGGCTGTATGCGTTCAAGGTCGATCCGGCCAATACAAACGAATTCGCGACAATGCTCGATTCTGTTCTGAGGCAGCGCGGAGTTGAGAGGACTTTGGTAAAGGGCGTGAATTCTGTTTATGCAGATGGTAGGTATGAATTCATCGGAGCAGTCATGGCGTACCTTAGAATCCATACAGACGCCGGGATGAGGGTAGGGTATCCAGAGACTTACACATCGAAGTACAGCCCGTGGAAGGTCATTGGAGTACCGAAGGATGTAGAGAACGGTCGAGTCATAAAAGTCAGGCTTTTAGGCGAAGTCAAGGCAGAGTTCATTGAGGAGACTGACAGGGAAGAGGCGATGTCGAAAGAGGCTATCCGGGCAAGGATGAGGAGTGGAGGACTTGTGGATAGTCAGCAGACCGATTCGAAGTATCTTGAAAATAGCATCTCAGTTGGCATATAAAGAGGTTGCGTTGTGATTTGCAGATTTGTAAACTAAAGACCGTGGAGGAATGACATGGCTTTTGTTCATAATAGCGAAACGAAACTGGAAGAGCCGAAGTGGATAGACGTTAAAAAGCAAAAGATTCCCCCTTTGGCGTTTGCGCTTGTTGGCGATAATGAATCGACAGGGGCATATCCTCACCACTGGGTAGATGAGGGCGGCGATGTCGGCAAGGATGGTCGCTATACGACTGGAAAGCTTTATCTCCACAGAGGAGGCTTGGCATTTGCGACAGCAGCAGTCAATGGCGAGAGAACGGGTGTGAAGGCAAGTCCTGAAGTGATTGCGCATATGGCAATACATGCGGACGAACTTGCAAGTGTTAAACCCATTCAGAAATCAACAGATGCTTTGCAGATGAGAATAATCAGAAAATTCGATGAGCAGCGGGTTGCAATCGGTGTTGTCTATGAGCCTTACACGATTGACCTACAGGGCCACTGGGCAAGGCCAGAGACGATTGCAAGGGCCGCTCACCGCTTCATGATGAATCCTAACATTGCGGCAGGAATTTTGCATGATGAGTATGTGAACAACATTGATATCCGAAAAGAAGCGAATCGCGCAGTGGTCGAGAGTTACATTGCGCCGTGCGATATCAGTGTTGGGAATGAAGTTATCAAAGAAGGAAGCTGGGTACTGGGAGTGAAGATCTTTGATGACGGCGAGTGGGAAAAAGTGAGAAGCGGCGAGTGGAGCGGCTTCAGCATGCATGGACAAGGGATTCTTTAAGGAGCTTCAGAATGGATACGTTGATACCGGGCGAAGACGAAGGAAAAGAAATCAAGGAGCTTTATCCAGAGCGCGTGGACTTGGTAAAGAAGGCTGCATCTGGCAAGGTGTTTACTTTGCTGAAGGCAGCGGACGCAGTAGTTGAGTGTTCCAACTGTCATACAACGCACAGCGCCGAAAAGCTTCGTAGTGCAGCGGCCATGCTGAAAGACTCCGGTATGGATCTAACCTGCGGATGCGGGGAAAAGATCATTGTCGAGATCAAGAAAGACGATGATGAAGCGGCCAAGAAGAAGGCAGAGGAAGAGGCAACGGCTAAGGCCGAAGCCGAAGCAAAAGCAAAGGAAGAGGAAGAAGCGAAGGCGGGTGGATCAGCCACAGACAAGATTCTGGAAAATCTCAACACGCTTCAGACCGAGAACGAAAACTTGAAAGAAAAAAATAAAGGTCTTGAAACGGAAAACGAGAAAAAAGATACTGAGATCGTTGAGTTGAACAAGAAGGTGGATCAGCTTCAGAAGGAAAAAGAAGAAACAGAGAAGATAGCAGAAGAAGCGATTGCCTTAGCTGACAAAGTAAACGGATAATTTTTCAGGGCTATGCCCGAACTTTTTGAGGAGGGGAACACGATGAGTCTCGCAGAACTGAAGGAAAAGATGGCCAAGGCAAACCAGAAGGCCGAAAGAACGGAAATCCGCAAAGAGGTTCGGGAAGAGATGGAACAAGAGCGCGATCCCGGCAATGGCGATGTGGTTATCGTCGGTGCCGACAACAGTCGCGTCGATATTCGCAAGAGCATCGATTCAACCCTTGAGCAGTCACACCGCCGCTACATTCAGCAGGTACATGACCTGAATGATGCTGCGTATTTGCTCATGGAAACCGGGGGCAAGGGTGGCGTCCAGAAGATGTATCGGTTCCTGATGCGGAAGAGCATCGATGAGAAGATCCGAAAAGCAGCGATGGATACCGCCGACACCGCCAACTGGGTTCCGGTCGAGATGAGCGGTACGCTTATCGACATGATCCGGTACAATCTGTTGGTTGCCGATTTGTTTCCGGAAGAGTATATGCCGACTGGCGTATATGACCCGCCTTTCCTTGCTGGTGCAGCTTCCGCGTACCTGCTTGCAGAGTCAACCGACTCGACAGGAACCAAGGCAGCGGCTTCGGTCTTGACCGATGGCAAGGCAACCCTCACTTCGAAGAAGCTAGGTGCGCGAATCATCCTGAGTACCGAGCTTACAGAAGATGCGGTCTTCGATGTTCTGTCAAAGGCCCGTGAGGAAATCGCCCGTGCGATTGCAGAAGCAAAAGAGAATGCAATCGTCAATGGTGATACCACCACGCCCCATGCAGGAGCCGATGTCGATCCGGGCGAGGCTTGGACGGCAACAGCAGGTCAGGCAGATCCACGCTACGCGTTTGACGGCATTCGCAAGAAGTATCTTGAGAACAGCCTGACAACCAGTTTGTCAACGTTCAGCGCGGCCACGTTAAGCCGTATGATTGCGGACATGGGCGCGTATGCGTCGGTGCTTGGCGATCTGGTCTGGCTTGTCAACTCCAAGGGTCTGCATAAGATCCGCGTATTGAGTGAGTTCCTGACGGTCGATAACTATGGCCCCAACGCAACGATCCTGAAGGGCGAAGTTGGCCAGTTGTTCGGAGCCGCTGTTGTGCTGACAGGCAAGCTGGCGAACAATCAGGATTCAAACGGCGTGTATGACACGTCCAGTCCTGCGGACGATAAGACCACGGTGCTTCTGGTCAATCGCCGGACTTGGCTCCTTGGTGACCGCCGAAAGGTGACGCTGAAGAGTTGGGAAGACATTCAGACTGACCAGCAGATTCTCGTAGCAACAGAGCGATCCGCGTTCCGTCAGATCTATCTGGATGGACAGACCTATGGCCGCGCCGGGATTGCAGTTGACTGGTAGACCAAGGCTCTTCTGAGAAAGGATTACGGACGGGGGGGGCAAGACACGCCTCTCCCGTTTTACTTTTTGAGGGCATGTCGTGGGTCTATATCCAACACTTGCAGTAGGGACAAACAGCTACGTAACGCTTGCAGAAGCGGATGCATATACTTCTGGCGAGAGGCTTCCTGATGTATTCCCCCCATTGACGAAGTGGGATGCGCTGTCAGATGCGCAGAAGACGAATGCGCTTATCATGGGGTGGCAGGATGTAGACCAGTGTAAGTTTGCGGGTACGAAGTATGTATCGACTCAGGTTATGGAATGGCCACGTACTGCGACTGCTAAGAGCGGATTCAGGGATCAGTATACGGATGTGGACTATGTAGATGCTATCTGGCAGGTGAAGGTAGCGCAGGTTGAAGAGGCAATTTCTATTGCCGAGCGAAAAAACTGGAATCTCGAAAGGATCGTAGAGCGGCAAGAGATTAACGGGAGCGTAACTGAAAAGAATCCAGATGTAATTCTGTTGAGCCATGCAGCGCACAAATTCTTGCTGGAAAGCGGATGGCTCTGTATAAACAGTTGGGAGCAAGAGGATCAAAATAGTTTGGCGGGGGATTACTATGGGCAAGGGGTCAATCGCATCTCTTAGTAAGAGTGGGCTGATAGGGGCATATTCGGGCAAGACAGCATTGGTAGCAGGGAACGGGACAAGCCTAGAGTGCTTTCCAAGAGAATTCTACGAGAGTTTTCCATTGAGCATCGGAGTCAATACAATATCCGAGACGTTCACGCCTAAGTTCATTTACAATATTGAAACGCCGCCGTTCAAATGGAATCATGTGAAGAATCCAGATGAGTTTGGTATTCCGTGGATAACGGCAGATTACAATATAGGCAAGGTCGATGCTGATTGGTGGGTGAAGCTCGACTTGACAAAGCGCGGCAAGTTCTTTATGAACAGACGGCATTTCGACGATCATGTAGCGTGTGCTTTTATGAGTACGTTTGGGGCATTGCATCTGGCTTATATCATGGGAGCGGTAAAGATCTATATGATCGGAGTGGACTTCTGTAGGAGTCCTGAAGATAAGCGGTATGCAGGCGCGAGAAAAGCATCCACTGGGGACAAAGACAATTGGTATCTGAGTCCCCAGAACAGGAAGTATGTAGAAATGATGTGTTGGTTCAGCATAGCTTTTGCTGAGTTGAAAGACATTGGAGTTCAGGTATACGATCTAAGTCCATACGGAAAACTGCGAGACGTTCAGAAGCTGGATGGAAGCGGACTTTCTTTCAATAGAAAAGAAGCGCCAGTAATGCAGAAGCCAATAATCGTGCAGTCTTCTCAGACGATTGCAGGCGTTGAGGAAGTTGAGGGCAAAGTGATCCCTGTGGACGTTAGCGGGAAGAAAAACCGATGTGTGATTCTTGGTACAGGGCCGGGAATCTGCAAGATTAATCCAGAAGAGATTTTGAGAATCGGGCCAGTGTTTGCGCTGAATGGAGCAGCCTGCATTGGAAAACCAGACTATGCGATTATCACCCATGAGAAGCATTTGACTTTGAAGAAAAGTCTGGCTCCTGTGATTGATCGGTACGGGCAACGTGGAGGGTATGTATTCATTCCTAGCGGGGCGAATAAAGATCTGTTCCCGAATATCAAAAACTACGGTGGCCTCTGCGTATTCAACAATACGGCAAGTGTGAAGCAAAAAGATTTCGATCCGAATAGCGGGTTCCACTACAAGAGCAGCAGCGGAATTCTCGCGCTTCAGATAGCGAAGTGGATGGGGTTTGATGAGGCGGTCATGATCGGGTTTGATGGGGTCATGTATGAAAACGGGTTCAGTTCTTTTGGAGACGATAAGCCGATAGCGACAAAGTGCCATATTCAAATGAAGACAATTATTAAGGCAAAGAGGAAAGCGCTTGAAGACTATTTGCCAAAGAGCGGTATAGATGTATTTTCCCCGCTGTGGTCGAAGCTCAAAGGCACAGCAGATTATACTCTTGAACAGCGCAAGCTGGACATGGTGAAGATGGAAGAATACGACTGCAAGGAAAGGGTAGTGTCGAGGAAGGCATCGATTAAACATCCAAAGTCACGGCCAGTAGTGATTAAGAACAGAAAAGTAGAGGCAGTTGCAAAACCAAAGAATCGACCGAAGATCGAGCGCGAGATAAAGGAAGTCAGGCGAGTGGCGCTGTTTTCACCCGGTCGAGAGTGCGCAGTACAGGATCAGTATGACGGCATTGCAAACGGCCTGAAGGCGATAGGGTGCGAAGTAAAAGACTTCTATGATAAGCGCGGTATGGAGCCTTTCTGTGGCCAGTTGGAAGAGTTTGACCTTGCAATCATCTGTCCACAGATCCAAGACCAGCGCCGGGATATGGACAAGCCGGAGCAAAGCGTATTTGACCGGGCCAAGGCAAGCGAGTGCCATGTGGTAATGCTGTTGCCGGATGAGCCATACGAGACAGGCTGGTATGACATAGTGGCGGCAAGGGCAGATGTCAGGTGGACGAATGAGAAGTCCTGTGTAGATAGGCTACCAAAGACACTGTACTATCCGCTGACGGCCAATAGCGCCGTTCACAAGAAGGCTCAGGTCGAGGAGCGTTATCAGTCTGATGTTTGCTTCGTAGGTGGGTTTGACGGCAGGGCATTCAAGGAAAGGCGAAGATACTTCGAAGCGCTGAAGGACGTGCTGGACAAGAAGGGCAATCTGTTCATCGGCGGCAGTGTGAAGGATCTTGGATATACGAATGCAACTGTCGGCAGTACAAGGATAACGAATAGCGAAATTGCGAAGTTCTATGCCGGGGCAAAGATCGTGTTGAATATCCATCGCGACGGACCAGAGCAAGGGAAGGACTTTTTCAACCGGGAAGGGTGCGAGGTTACGCATATTAACCCACGAACTTTTGAGATTGCGGCGTGTGGGGCTTTCCAGTTGGCAGACAAAACAAGGTCAGAGTTAAAGAGATTCTTCCCAGAGATGGTTACGTTTGATTCGCCAGAGGCATTGCGAGTCCTAATCAACAGGTACTTGCCGGATCATGGCGAGAGAAGCAGGGTAGCAGCAGGGTGCAGGAGAGTCTACCATGAGAGCCTGTTGCCAGAGATCCTGAATAACACCCTTGCGGTGATTGGTGAAACAGGGGTTTGCAACGTCAGTATTTTGGCAGGGCCATTTGAAACAGAATCGCAGGCAGTGGAGTGGGTAAAGAAGAATAAGCATGGCGCGGACGATGTAGTTGTTTTCGGCAAAGGGTTTTCAGACAAGAGAGAGAATGGCATCACGTTCGTAGAGGAGCAAAGCGTTTTCATCGGGAACGGATTCAACAAGGGCTTCAAGAAGACACGCGGAAAACATATTCTGCTGTGTCCCCCAGACGTGACGTTGAATAAAGAATGCATTCACCAACTGCGCAAGAAGATGCAGCAGAGAAGCGATGTGGCGTATGCGTATTCGCATCACCGCATGGGAAACAGGATCATCCTGACGAAAGAGTGTGACAATGAGATGCTGAGGCGGTTGAATTACGTTGGCGAGGTCGTGATGGTGCGGGCTGAGGCATTCCGAGAGATGGATGCCATACAGCGCCTAACGATGTGGGACTGGCTTCTTGAACTGTCAGAGAACGGAGAGATCGGCGCGATGGTCAGTGAAGTGCTGTGGGAAACAGAGAGGCAGATGGATTTCGAAATGGGCAGAAAGTCTTTTGAGGAAGCCTACCGCGAGTTGAAAACGAAGCGCGGTGGAATGCCAAGGATACTGTTTCAATGAGTGAGAAAAACAAACTGGCAGTCTATACCTGCATAACGGGCGCGAAGGATACCGTGAAGCCTTTTGATGTGTACGAAGACGGAATTGATTACATCATTTTCACAGATAGTATCTTCGAGCATCCAAACAAGGAGGTGCAGGTGAGGAAAATTGAGACTGAGAAGGCCGACAATATCAGAACAGCGCGGTATCATAAACTCATGGCGCATAAGCTGTTGCCGGAATACGAAGCAAGCATGTGGCTGGATGGAAATATCGTGGCGCGGCAAAAGATCTCGCCGCTATTCAGGTATTTGCGATTCAATCCGTTCGTTTGCTTCACGCATCCAGAAGGAAGGAAGTGCATTTACGATGAGCATGTAGTTTGCGTTCGGTTGAAGAAAGACAAGCAGCATGTGATGGCCAAACAGATCAAGGCGTACAGAGAATATGAATACCCAGAAGACAACGGGCTGGCAATGACAGGAGTTTTGATTCGCCGCCATGATGATGAGAGCGTTCATGAGATGATGGAAGGGTGGTGGAGTGAGATAGAGGAAGGAAGCATCCGGGATCAACTCAGTTTCAACTATGTGGCGTACGCACAAAAATTTATTCATGCTGAAATCCAAGAGTGCTTTCTGGACAATTACTTCAGGATTGACAGACATGCAGTGAGGCAGGCGTTTCGTTAAAGGGGGATGCAATGAAACTTCATTTGTGCTGCGGAAATGTTTACCTGAAGGGGTGGATCAATGTAGATATTTACATTGACGGCAAGACGAAACACGCGAGAGACAATAAGGATCTGGTTGAGAGGTTTGGGACAACAATCGACCGCTATTACAAATATCCGTTCAATGAGAATCCAGACAACAAGCTGAGGCTTGTCGATGTGGCTTGTGATTTAAGGCTACAGTTCCCTGACATGATGGGTAATTTCGAGACGATCATGGTGATTCAGGGAATCGAGCATTTCACAAGAAAAGAAGCAAAGACGATCATAAAAAACTGCTACAATAGTTTGATCCAGAAGGGCGAATTGATTCTGGATTTTCCTGAAGTCTTAGAAAGCGCGAACCTGATTAAGCTTGGTGAAGAAGAGAAGGCGATGCGCTATGTGTATTGCAGCGGCAAGGACGCTTACAGTCTGCATAAATGGGGCTACACGTATAAGATGATGAGTGATTTGCTGAAGGAAGAAGAGTTTTCGTTTACTGAGCCGTGGGCAGAAATTGAACATGACTATCCGACAATCGGAATAAGGGGAATCAAATGAAGCAAGCAGAACTGTTGACAAGGATCAAAGCGTTGAGTAGCCGCGATGAAATTCCGCAGGTTCTCGTGG